TTCTAAAGCAGTCATCGCTGCACCTGTTGCAGTTAATGGTCTTGCAGCAAATTGTGGGCCTCCCACTGCTTGACTTAAAGGATTTATATAGCCTTGAAGTGTTGTTGGTAAATTACGAAACATTTGTATTCCACCTTGCACTGCTCTTTGTCCAGTTGGAGAATTAAAAAATCTTCCTGCTCCTCCTAGTGCTGCTATACCCGCAGGTATGAAAGGTAAAAGTGGTAAAACCATTATTGTTTGTCCTTCATATTTTGTTTTGCTATTTCACTCATAGTCTTTTCTCTTGCCAAAGACTTGTTTGCTCTAGCTCTCAATGCATCTCTTCTTTCGTTAGATTCTATTTTAGAAGCATCTAACTGAATATCAGATTCTGCTTTTGCTTTGTCTAATTCTAGTTTTGCAATATCAATCTGTGCATCTGCTGCCTCTTTTTGTTCTTGCATTTCAAGTTGTCTGTTTCTAGCTTCTGCTCTTGCTTGAGAGTCCATAACTTTTCTGTCAGCTTCTTGTTTCTTAATTGCTAAATCCTGCATTGCAATTTGGACACGAGGGTCAGCCATTTGCTGTTGCTGTGCTGCCTGCTGTGCCGCTTGCTGATTTTGTTGAGACATTTGCATTGCTGCTTGTGCCTGTAGTTTAGCAACCTCGTTCTCCATTTCTGGTGTCATTTCCGGATACTGTTCGTCTTTGCCCGGATTAGATTTATCATACTCTGGAGCAGGTGGTAAATCTGCACCACTTTGTGTCATAACAAGTGTTCTATACTTGTGAGCCATGTGCTCTTGAACATGAGATAGAATAGTTCCTGCTAGTGCTTGTGCAAGTTGAGGAGACTGTGGAGTCATAGTTGGGTCACTAAGCATAGCTTGGTGAACTGCTATATGTGCATCATGGTCTTGTGATGCATATGCCTTCACTGGTCTACCATACATCATTGCATAGTTTTCTGTTGCAGGGTCTTTTCTCTTTGCACCCATTTCCGGTAACAGTATCTCATCTACATTTTTAACATCAAGAGCTTCATACAATCTTTTGTATGCCTCTTTCATGTCGTGTATTTGTGGAGCTGCTGCTGCCGCTTGTAATTGTGTTTGTGCAAGTAAAACTCTTTGTGCAGTAGAAAATATGTTTGGGTCTGACACAGGGAGTATATCTATGTTAGAATCAAAATCTTTTTTAAATATGAAACGACTATCCCCTGCTATTCTGTAAGGATAATAGTCTGGCATAAAGTCTTGGTTTATTCTTGCAATAACTTTAAACTCTTCTCTTTGTGCTTTGTGTAGTCTTTTGTGAATAGAAGACATAACCTTGATGCCTTGTTCTAATAAAGCAATCGTAGTTCCTACAGGTGCATTTGAGTTCATGTCACCAACTTGTAAATCTGTAATTGCAGCTAGTCTTCTGCCTTCTTGTGTCATAGAACCTAGTAATGCAAACAAAGTTTGCGATGGTTCTTTGAAAGGTAAAGGAACAATAGACTTACGAATATCTTCTCCGTATCCCTCTACATCTCTGAACTCACCAAAACCTACAGGTTGTTCTCCTTCTACCCGCATGCCTCTAGCTTTAAAGCCACCCGGTAAGTTAGAGAACTGTCCTGCATCAACTAATGAGCGAAGTATAGTTGTAACTGACTTTTGAAGATTACCTAGTAAGTGTACATAACCTAAACCATAAAAACCAAAACCCGGCAAAAATTTATAGTGCACGAAGTGTTGTATTCTTTTAAAGTCTGGGTCGTCTTCTTCAAAGTTTGCACGAATAGATAATACCTGTCTTGTTTCTTTACAAATTGAAACAATGTATGGACATGCAAAATCTTTTTCATATCCGGGCACATCTAAATCTACATGCATTTCAAGAATAGTAAATCTACCATCCTTCTGATAATTCTTTGAAGGTGTAATACCTTCTATGTCTTGTATCTTTTGTGTTATATCGTTTGAGTCATCCTCTTCTGGATTCATATCAGTTTCCATATCCATATAGAAACCATTAGCAATTTTCTTTCGCAGTTCGTTTTGCGTCATGCGAATGATATGCGTATATCTACCAGAGGTTCTTAAATCTGTTGTATTGTATGATATAACAAAATCTGTAATTGGTATAAATCTTGATACAGGTCTTTTTAAACTTTCATCGTAGTATATCTTTTTAAAGCAACTACCAACAATAGGAAGATAGAATAACATCTGGTCGAAGTCATCAAAGTATTCTTCCATTGTTTCCGTTAGTTGGTAATTCATAAACTCTTTGATTCTGTTTGCTTGTCTTACAGAACCCTCGTCTCTTTCTCCAACTATCTGTGTCTTTACAGGGCCACCAGATGGAAACAATTCTTTTATTGCTTGTGATTGAAATTGCACTGCTCCTTCAATCATCATAGGGTGATGTGCTGAACACGCACCCGGAAAAGGTTTAGTCGTATCTTCTATTTTTAATCCTAGTAACTCCATACCCTTCTTGATGGTATCCTCGTAATCTTTACGACTACGCACATCTGCATCAAATGCATCAATTAATTCACTAGCAATATCGTCTAGTGTTTCCTCATCAAGTTGTTCTGCCAGATTATCTGTTACAGTTGGTTGAGGTTCTACCTCACCCTCTGCTATAATCGTAACCTCTTCTTCAATTAAAGGGTTGACTGGCTCTAGTGGAGTTATTGCCATTTAGAAAGTACCTTTAAATTTTCCGCCTCTTTTAGCTACGCCCATACCTCTAGATTTTTTAGCAGTAGACTTAGCTCTTTTTTTAACCATGCCACCTTTTTTCATAAAACCCATTTTGTTTCTAACAGGTGTTGGTAGTTTAGATAAACCTTTATTGTCTGGTGGTACTGGTTTTAATGCAGAACCTCCATTAGCCATTTTAAGACCCATACCTTTTTTACGCATTTCCATCATGCCACCGCCTGCTTTTCCTTGACCTGCTTTGATGGCACTGGTTACTCTATCGTAAAGAGGTTTACCATATTCATTAATAAAGTTTTTTGGACTGAGTGGGTCTTTACCTTCACTATTCATTTTTTTTCTGTAATCGTTTAATTCTTTTACTGTTAGTCCAAGACCAGTAAGTTTTAAACCCTTCTTAAATAAAAATCCTAACATGTTATACCTCTATGTTCTTCATATGATTTGCCATTTCCTTCGCCCGATTAGGTGTCTGCTTTGCCCATCTGGAATCGAGCATCTCATAGCTCGCACCCACATAGTTTAGTTCAGATAAACATTTCCACATCATCTTAAATTTGGATACACCTGTTGGGCCAAGTTGAAATACCATTTGTATGATGATACCTTTTGCATCGTCATCAATATCTTGACAACCATTTATTTCAAATAATCTTGTTGCAGAGTCTTCTGCTTTTTTATAGTCGACATCAAAGATGCCGTCTAAAAATTCTTTTTCGTATTCTACCCCATCCATCCAAAAATCTTCTACACACAGATGCCCGTATCCTACAGTTCTCTTACCCAATGTATCCAGGTAAACCTTAGAACGATATCCCTCGTGTTTCTTAATTGATTCTTTTACATTCATTACCAATAACTCCCTTTCGGCCCAGAAGGCTCTTCAAATGGCATATCCTGTGGATGTGATACCATAAACCCTTTTCGCAATCTTATCAATGCTTGTGTCATTGAATCAACCAAGTCATCATTCTTTGTGTTTGGAAACGCTGCTGCTTGTGAGACAACTGCCTCCGACTCGTCAGTATCCGGACACCATATTCTTCCGCTTTCGAACAAGGGTGCCACTGAGTGCACTCTTGCGAGTTTATCCATCCTCTTTGGATTAAATGGTGTAATCGGTATACCCGTTCTCATCAACTCCTGCACCAGAGATAAACCACTCGCCTTTGCCTCAACAAGAACTTGGTCTGGTTGCATATCATTGTATAATCTAATCGCTGCATTCTTTAGTTCCGGAAAGGTTAACCTCTCTCTAAAGGAATCTAATAGAAATACATTGAAACCGCCTTGTCCACTAAATACTCCCCATGTGGTACATGCAGAATAATCCGATGTGCTTGACGCTGTATACGCTGTATCCCATGATTGTATGACATACTCTATATTGGGCATCTTTTCTTTTGACCAATACTTCCACCACCACCTCTTAATGACGTTACCCTCTTCAATTGATGGTGTCTGGTTATAGAGAGATGTCCACTCTCTTGTTCCTACAGTCTTTTTAATTTCTTCTAACCGCTCTTTTGGATATGCATCTTCCCATAGGGGGTCGCCCTCTTCCAATCCAAGCATTTCGGCCGTTGTACTGTTTAGGATAGCAGGAAATTCTACTACATCCCAACCTTCGTGTCCTGTTTCCTTCAAAACCCAACCCGCTAAGTCATCCTCATGCCATCTGGTCTGTATTAGTATTACAGAACCATTAGGCATTAGCCTTGTATAAGCCGTAGACCTATACCAATCGAGTAGGTTCTTTCTCATTGCTTGAGAATCTGCCTCTTCACGCCCCTTTATGGGGTCGTCTATAAGCAATAAGTGTGCACCACGCCCTGTGATTGCAGAACCTGCACCCACTGCGTAGTAAACTCCACCCCTCGTAGTGTGAAATCGTCTAACACTAGCTGAATCTGTAGCTAGTTTTGTATCAGAAAATATATTTGTATAATTTTCTGCCTGTAATTGGTTCCTAACTTTCCTTCCGAAGTCATCTGCAAGGTCTTGTGCGTAGGTAGAGCAGATAATATACTTATCTGGGTTCCTACCCATAAACCAAGCCGGGAAAAACTCTGATGTAAGTATCGACTTTCCGTGTCTGGGAGGCATAAATATAGCTAGCCTCTTAATTTCCCCCCTCTCTACAGCCTCTAATTTGCTTGCTAAGAGCTTTATATGAGGTGGGGACTTATAATTGTCCATCTGAAACTTAGCATAGCCTAGTAAAGAGTTTTTAGCTGCCTCTCGTGACTCTAATTCTCTTACATGCCCTACAAGTTCGGTTAACTTTGCTATCTTTGCTTGTGTTGTTTCTGGTATCTTCATAAAAAATGGGGTCTATCGTTGCTAATAGACCCCTTCTTATCATAATTTGGGAGGAATTATGAAACTATATTAAAAAAAATCTGTGTATCGGTACCTTTTATACCATACCCCCCTTTTCCCTGCTAGCATAATAAGTCATTATCCCTTGTATGGATGTTAGTAAAGCGAGCCGACATGGGGGGTGGGGGTCAATATTATACAGTTACCCAATATGGATGTTACCCATATGCCCAAAAAAGCTATTTATATGCATTGATGATAGTATTAGTTCCGATAATTACATATTATTGGTAATACTTATTCATGCATTATCCTTATATATCAAATACTTAGTATGATAACTTACAATAATAAAACTTATCGTAACTTATAATTCTCAATCAATACATTAGAATGCAATACAGGTATTCAATCCTGTTATTGATAGCATTCTCTAAACTTTTCCTGCACTCAAGATGTCAGCAAAAAAGTAATTTACAGAACTCTATCTCTATTCTTATTCATGCTTTTAAATGGCCTTAGATAGCATCTAGAAAGTCTAATGTATCTCTTGGCTTGCTCTGTGTTGGCTTCCAGTGTTTAAGACAATAGAACTGTACGTCTAATCTGTTACTAGCATCTATGAATGATACGTCTTGTTCATTACAATCTTTATGACTGCATGTTTTAATCTTTTTTAATTCTTCGGCATTCTTCTTGCCATATGCTTCTATAAACTCTGAGTATGTTGGCATTAGTGTATTGTCGGCTTTTCTATATTCATGAGGAATTCAAACTCTACTGTTCTCTCTAAGTCTTTGCACTTACACTCCTCTGCTGTGCACTCTTGCTCACTACAACATTGCTCCTTACATTCACATACACATCCAAGTTGATGTCGTAACATTGTGAGCATTAATTTAGTTTATCTTTTTTCTGTGTGACTAAGTCTTCATTGATAGATGCATATAACTCTCTGATGTGTTCTTTTAATTTTGTTACATCCTCCGAGTCATAAGCAACATGTCCAGATATACTTGTAGGATTGCCTTGTAATAGGTTTGCAAGTTTACTTGCTTCTGTTCCTGCTTTTACCATTGTAAGTATTTGTTCTGGTTTAGTTATGTCAGTGCCAACATTTTTTCTTAGTGCATCGAGCACCTTATCAAGTGCTAGTGTTGATGTCTCTTTTAGTTGGTCTGTTATCTGTTCTAACTCTACTGCTTTTTTATCTACTATTTTTTCCATTGCTTTGTCATTTGCTCGACTGTCTACTATTGTACTTTGTTCAATCCAATTTTCTTTTTTTGAATATCTAAATATTGTTGCAAGTGATGGTAATGTTTTTTTGTTTTTAAATTTTACTTTTAATTCTTTATGCAATCTTCTTATGCTTCTTTGACCTTTAGGCATTTGAAAATATAAATTTCTAAAGTTATCAATTGTTATGTTTGCTTTCATGCTGAGACGTACCTTATGGATTGTATATTTATTGGTACATAAAATAATTAATAAATACAGTGAACTTTATAGCTACATTCTAATTTGAAATATTTTGCACTAATTTACGTTTACTTTATATAAGTAGTTATTAATTATCCTTAATTACTGCCGATTATTAGGTATTGTAATTAATTGTAAAATGATTAAATAGTTCTTATAGATTTGATTTTTTGGTTAACGCCTTTTTTGTACCACTTAGCATATAACAAAAAATACCGAG